CCATAATGGACTTGTCGATACCAGTCCAAAGTGGCAGAGTCGAGTCGACAAGGAAACTGAGTCATGCGACCCAACATCTCCTTCGTGGCAAGCCAATCCACCTCATCAAAAGGCAAACCACGCACTTCACCAAGCCTCTTCAGCTTGTCCAGAATGAAGCGATCTGCTATCGCGAACTTCTCCCCGCCCAGTTCGTTTCGCATCCCATCAGCCCTCAGATCCTGAGCCATCCAGCGCTCACGCGCCTTCGTCAGGTCCACGCCGCGAGACTCTGCGTACCTCTCGTAAGAATCAAAGAGGTTGTCCCACAATGGATCTCTGCGGAAACTCAGAGACGTCGAAAATGCACCAACCATCCAAGCCAGCGGATGCTGCTTGTTGGGGTACACCTGACTGGGCGGCACCTTGGTCTTCATCAGCTTAGTAGCCGACATAGGGTGCCACACCCAGCCTCTCTGACTCATCGTCCACGATCCACTCAAGAAAGTAGCACAATCGGCGAACAGCCACAACTCTTCCCCACAATCTCGCTCAAACTCGGGCTCAAGTCCAAGCTCATTGTAGGTGGTGATCATCGTCGGTCCGAAATATTGCCGCCTCATTCCAAGCTTAACCCACCGGTCCACTCCCAGCACCATTGCATGCTGATGAATGATAGAACCACCGACAGATGTGTCGGCAATCCCGGTGGGCGTACTCCATTCCGCCGTCCAGCGGAATATAAGCGGTCCCAACTCCGTTGCCACTTTACCCAAGCGGACCCCCTTACACCTTTGCAGGTAATCAGAAGTGATCCTTTCAGGGCAGCCAAAAGTCTCATATACGCCCAGTTTGCTGGTCTGAGCGCTCTTACCACACGTCTTATCACATTGCTTCAAATCCAGGGCCGCAGCTCGGACATCCTCTTCAGTCACATGGAGAAAGTAGCTGTCGTCACAGAGGAGAATAATATGCAGACCCAAACGACCCACTCTGTCTTGCATCCAAAGATCCAAATCCGCCGGCGTCCAACCGTACGGAATGGTCATGGTGTATTCGATCGGCTGAAAACCCGCAACGGGGGCATTCGTCAATCCAACACCAGGCACGCAATACCAGATGGCATTGTTCAGTCTCCTAACATACTCCTTGGAAAACGGAATGGTGAATCGCATCAACTCCAGATGGTTCCCTGGAGGCACCGCCACAATCGTGCGCACCTTGATGTACTCTTCCCCGCTCTCCAGTTCCGTGCGCAACGCGAGTATCTCATCGGTCTTCACCATGGTTTCCTCGGGACGAAACTTATGGCTACCAGACTCGAGTTTCTCCGCCGCGCGAACGTACTTCTGATAACGATTTGGGGTAACCCTGGGCTTGAGGTGTTCCAACACCTCCTGTATGCTCAACAGCGTAACAGGAACAGCCAGTTTGGCGATGACAAGGTCGTCGTATCGCCTATTCGCTTGCTTCCACTCCCCCGCATCCGCCCTGAATGGCGGGGGATCTCGGTTCCGAAATGCAAAGGTGGCCATCTCATTCTCGGCGGTTCGAGCAGGCTTGCGCATGCTTCGTGACGACCGTCCGTCTATGATATTAACCTCAGACCTCTGCACCA